GAGAGCATCACCCCGCCGAAGCTGACCCGCAAGATGGAAGCGTGGCGCGGCGCCGGCATGCTGGGCGAGGTCGACGCCGACCTGGGCGTCGAGAAGATCACCATGGAATACACCGCCGGCGGCCTGCTCGAGTCGAGCCTGAAGCAATGGGGCGTGTCCACGTACAACGGGATCACCCTGCGCTACGCCGGCGCCTACCAGGACGACGACGAAGGGAAGGTCAAGGCAGTCGAGATCATTGTCCGCGGCCGGCATAGCGAGATCGACATGGGGACCTCGAAGCCGGGCGACCCCACGGCCCACAAGTACGCCGTCACCTGCAGCTACTACAAGCTGACCGTCGACGGCGAGGACATCATCGAGATCGACATGATGAACGCCATCGACCGCGCCGGCGGCGTCGATCGCTACGCCGGGATCCGCCAGGCCATGGGCCTCGCGTAAGCCACACCCCTTTCTCAAGGAATCGAACCATGAGCGACACTCCCACCCAAACCGCAGAGACCATTCCGCAGGCCGACCAGCCCACCGTCACGCTGGATACCCCCATCCAGCGCGGAAAGATGACGATTGAAACCGTCGCTCTCAACCGACCCACCACTCTGCAGCTGAAGGGAATCAGCCTGGTCGAGCTGGCCCAGCTCAACGCCGATGCGCTGGCCAAGCTGCTCCCCCGCATCACCGTGCCGCCGCTGCTGGCCCACGAGGTCGCAGGGCTGGGCGCGCCCGACATGATGGCCTTCGGCATCAAGGTGGCCGATTTTTTGATGTCGAAGTCGGAGCGGGTGGCCGTCCAGGAGCAGTTGGCGACGCTCCACTGATATGCGAGTTCGTCGAGGACGCCATGGCCGACATTGCGCTGGTCTTTCACTGGACCCCAGCTTCGATGGAGCCCATGGGCCTCGGCGAGCTGATGGCGTGGCGTGAGCGCGCTCGCGTTCGCCACCAGCCCGACCCCTGACCCTTCCCCGGATGTGACATGGCCGATTCTGCCACCCTGAAGCTGCAGGTCATTCTCAGCACCCTCGACAAGGCCACGGCCCCCATGCGGCGCATCTCGGCCGCCAGCAAGGAGGCCGCGCAAACCACCCGCAAGCTGCGCGAGCAAATGCGGGAGCTGGAGGCGCAGCAAGCCGTCATCGGTCAGTTTCGCAAGCAGCAGGAGGCGCTCCGGCAACTGCGGCAGGAGCAGGCCAGCAGCCAGGAAGCGGTCCGCCGCCTCGCCGCCGCACAGCGGGCAGCGGTTACGCCGACCCAGGCGCAGCGCGCGGAGCTGGAAAAGGCGATCGCAACGGCGCGGCGCCACAAGGCCGAGGTCGCGGACCAGGCCGTCAAGCTGCAGGGCCTGCGCGATCGACTGACCGCCGCCGGCCTGAGCGCTAGCAGGCTCGCGCAAGGGGAACGACAGGTTCGCACGAGCCTGAAGGCCACGTCGGATGCGATCGACGCCCAGAAGGCGAAGCTGGGACAGCTCGCTGACAGCCACAAGGCCCTGCAGGCTGCGCGTGCCCGGTACGACACGGGCATGGGGCGGGCTCGCACGGCCGCCGTCGCCGGCGCGGTCGCCGCCGGCGGTGGGATGGCGATGCTGGGTCGCCTTCGCGCCCCGCTCGCCGAGGCGCGCCACTATCAGAGCGAGGAATTCCGCATCGCCGCGATCGGCCTCGGCGGACAACAGACGAAGGAAGCGATCGAGTTCGCCACGACGTTGAAGACCTACGGCACCAGCGTGGTCGACAACATGGGGTTGATGCGCGATGCGATGACGGTGTTCGCTGACGTCCATCACGCGGAGATGGTCACGCCGACCCTGGCCAAAATGAAGTTCGCCAACGAAGCCCTATTCGGGGCCGAGCAGGCAGCGGACAATGAGAGAAAGTTTCTCGACATGCTGCGGGTCATCGAGCTGCGCGGAGGCCTGCAGAGCCCCGAGGCGTTCGCCAACCAGGCCGACATCGTCCAGCGTGTCCTGACTGCCACCGGTGGCCGTGTCGGCCCCGGGGAATGGCTCAACGTCATCAAGACGGGCGGCCTCGCGGCCAAGGGCATCAGCGACGAAGCGTTCTACTACCAGCTCGAGCCCCTGGTCCAGGAGATGGGCGGCTTCCGCGTAGGCACGGCGATGATGTCCGCGTATCAGAACCTCTACCAGGGCCGCACCACAAAACGGGCCGCGCGGCAGCTCGACGCGCTGGGCCTGATCGCGGACCAGAGCAAAGTCACCCACGACAAGGCCGGTCAAGTCTCGTTCCTCAATCCCGGCGCCTTGCTGGGGGCCGACGTGTTCCGCCGCAACCAGTTCGAATGGGTAGAGACCGTCTTGCTGCCGCAGCTGGCCAAGAAGGGCATCACCGATCAGCAGGAGATCCTCGACGCCATCGGCAGCATCATCACGAACCGGACGGCCTCCAACCTGTTCGGGCAGATGGTCCTGCAGCGCGACCAGATCCACAAGAACAGCAGGCTCAACGCGGGGGCCGATGGCATCGGCGAGATCGATGCCAAGGCACGCGCCGCGCTGGCGGGCCAGGAACTCGAAGCGATGAAGCGGCGGGCCGATATGTTCCGGGAGCTGGGCAACGCCATCCTGCCGGCCTACACCGCGGCGGTGACCTTCGCCACCGAGAAGATGCAACAGCTCACGGCCTGGATGCAGGCGAACCCTCGAGCCGCCCAGGTGATGATCACCACGCTCGCCATCCTCGCGGCCGCGGCGGTCGCCTTAGGCGGTGCGATGCTGATCCTGGCGCCGATCGCCATGAGCTTCATCATGCTGCGCCATGCCATGGTGCTGGCGGGTGCCAGCGGCAAAATCCTCTCGACCGTGCTCCGCGGCCTTGGCACCGCTCTGGGCGTCGTGCGCACCGCGGTGGTATTTCTGGGCCGTGCGCTCCTCCTGAATCCGATTGGCCTGGCGATCACTGCGATAGGCCTGGCGGCCCTGGTCATCTACACGTACTGGGAGCCGATCAAGGCGTTTTTCGGCAATCTATGGACCCAGGTGCGCGCGATCTTCGACGGCGGCATCGGTGCGGTCGCGGCAGTGATCTTGAACTGGTCCCCGCTCGGGCTGCTCTACCAGGCGTTCGCCGGGGCGCTGCGCTGGCTCGGTCTGGAGCTGCCGGCAAACCTCGCTGACGCGGGCCTGGCTATCATGCGCGGCCTGGCCAGCGGTATCACGAACGGGCTGGCTCTCGCCCGCGATGCCATTCTCAACGCCGGCGAGAGCGTCGTAGGGTGGTTCAAGGAAAAGCTGGGAATCCGTAGCCCGTCCCGCGTGTTCGCCCAGCTCGGCCAGTTCACGATGCAGGGGCTCGCGGTGGGCCTTGACCAGGGCGAAGAGGCACCGCTCCGGCAGCTACAGCGCACGAGCCAGAAGCTGATCACCGCAGCGGCGATTGGCGGCGCCATGGTCGCAGCGCCCGCGCTGGCGTTCGACTCCCGGCCGCCGCTCGCCAGCGCTGCGCCAGCGGCGGCTACGCCAATCTCCGGGGACACCTACGAGATCCATGTACATGCTGCCCCCGGCATGAACGAGCAGTCCCTCGCCCGCGCGATCGCCGCGGAGCTGGACCGGCGCGAAGCCGCGGCGCGGGCTCGAACCCGCAGCAGCTTGATCGACTACGACAATTGAGGCCACCATGCTCATGAGCTTGGACCAGTTCACCTTTTCCATGTCGACCCTGCCGTTTCAGCAGTTGCAGCGCCAGGCGGGATGGCGGCACCCATCCGTATCCCGGGTCGGAACACGCAATGCGCACCAGTTCACCGGCGCCGGCGACGACACGATCACAATCAGCGGCTGGATCGCGCCCGAGCTTGCTGGCGACCGCGCTTCCATCGATCGGCTGCGGGAGATGGCGGATGCGGGCGAGAGCTACGTTCTTGTCGACGGCACCGGGGCCGTCTACGGCGCCTTCGCCATCACTGGCATCTCGGAGACCGGAACCCTCCACCACACCAACGGCACGCCCCGGCGCGTCGAGTTCACGCTGAACCTGGAACGCACTGACGACGACATTCCGGTACCGGCACAAGCCCAAGCTGCGACCGGAACGACCTCGGCCGCCAGTGAGGCCAGCGGCGTGGCGGACGGTGTCGACGGATTCAACAAGGCCCTGGCCGCGGACTTTCCGAACGCGGCGGAGAAGGTCACGCAGGTTGCCGGCCTGATGAAGACGGTAGGCGACGTCGCTGGCTCAGCCATGGGCATGCTCGGCGCTGTCCAGACGCAGCTTTCTACCGCCACCGCCGCCGTCGCGCAGCTGCAGGCGGTACGGAGGACCATCAATGGCCTGGCCAGCGCGCTGCGCCAGATCCGCGCGGGCAATGTACGGGCCTCGATCAGCGCGCTCTCGACCGCGCTCTCCAATGTCCAGGACACCGCCGCCGGCGCGAGCCGTGTTCTGACTTCCTTGCCTGAAATTTCCTCGGCGTCGGTCGCCACCTTCGCCAATAAGGCCATCGACCTCGAGAACAGCGCATACGCCACGACGGCCGCCCTCAAGGATCTGACCAGCAATGGATAGCACGCCGGCCTTCAAGGTCACGATCGACGGTCGAGACATCACCAGCAAGATCCGCCAGCGCCTCGTCAGCCTGACCCTGACGGACTGCCGTGGCGAGGAAAGCGACCAGCTCGACCTCACCCTCGACGACAGCGACGGGAAGCTGGCAATCCCTCCTCGTGGGGCCGAGATCGCTGTATCTCTGGGATGGGAGGGCTCGCCGGCCAAAGGCGTGCCGGCCGGGCTGGTCGCCAAGGGCACATTCACCGTCGACGAGGCCGAGCACCAGGGCGCTCCGGATCTGATCATCTTGCGGGCGCGATCGGCGGACCTGCTCGCCGAGTTGCGCGAGCTGAAGGACCGCAGCTGGCACCAGCGGCGGCTGGGAGACATCGTCGGGGTGATTGCCGACGAACACGGCCTGAAGGCCCGCGTCGCCCCTTCGCTGAATACCCGAACCATCGAGCACGTGGACCAAACCAGCGAAAGCGACGCGAGCTTCCTGCGCAGGCTGGGCCGGCAGTATGACGCCGTGGCCACCATCAAGAACGGCACGCTGTTGTTCCTGCCCGCCAGCGTGTCGAAGACCGCCGCCGGCGTCGCCCTGGCCCGGGTGACGCTCGAGCGCCGCGACGGCGACTCGCATCGCTATCACACGGCCAGCCGCGATGCATACACCGGCGTGCGCGCCTATTGGCACGATCCCAAGCGATCGAACCGGCGCGGCGTGTTGGTTGGCCTCTCTGGTGGGGCGAAGCGGCTACGCACGACCTTTGCGAGCCGGCAAGACGCCCAGGCGGCGGCGATGGCCGAGTGGCAGCGTATCCAGCGCGGGATCGCGACCTTCAACTACACCCTGGCCTATGGCCGCGCGGACATCGTCCCGCAGGCGCCGATCACGGTACGGGGCTTCAAAGCCGACGTCGACGCTACGGACTGGATTGCAGTGCGGCTACGCCACGAGCTGACACAAAGTGGCTTCACGACCGAGATCGAATGCGAGGTAGCTGGGACTGAGCCATCAGCGCCGTCTGTCGATGATGACGAGGGGGGGTAAAGCTGCCTGGCCCTTCCGCAGCGGGAGGGCTTCAGTCTCTCCACTCGGCATTCAGTCGGCGGTTGCTGGCGCCGAGCGCTCGTCGCAGCTTTCCCTCCCACTCCAGGGCAGTCAACACTTCGCCGGTGTCTGCGTCAACAATGTTCCCGAGGATGCGTCCAAACGCAAAAGTTCGCGTATCGCCTCGATGATGGCAATGCCCTTGAAAGTAGCCGTAGCGGTCTATCACATGCACGGTCACCGTGCGCGTCGAGATCAGGCCGTGCCGGTCACTGTAGGTAAACTTTCCGGTCGCAGCCGTCGCCATGTGCCCGGGACCAAAGCTATTGCGTGCGGCTCGCTCTGCTGCTTTCTTACGGGCTCTCTTGCCTGTTCCTTTTCGCAGCTCACCAACCTGCGCCACGCGTTCATTGTGCGCACGTAGCCCCTCTTGCAGGATACGTAGCTGTTCCGCTCTGCCGCCATCGTCAGATGTCCGGCGTCCTATCAATCTGCGCCAAGCCGCTCGCAGCCAGTCCATTGCAACCTCGGCATTCGAACGTTTCTACCCTCCCGTCCCGCAGACCAGAACGATCACGGGACGGCACATCATTTTTATCTTCGCCAGCAGCAGGTAGTACCCGAATGAAATCGCGACCCAGGCCAAGAGCCAGAAATCGTCGTTAGCTGGCTTTCCTCCTTCCTGCCTTTGGTTCCGCGAGCGCATAAAGAACCGACCTCGCTGCAGCCCGTCCTCTTTCTCCCGACTGCCTGTAATTGTCCAGCAATGAGGCCTCTTCGGGGGTGACGGCGGATGGCTGTGTCCGCAATCCGGTAATCAAATACAGAACGTCCACTCCATGCGCTGCCACCGCTTGTAGGTAGTCGGAATCCGGCTTGCGACTCCCCGCTTCGTAGTTGAGCTGGGTGTCCTTGCTGACGCCGCCGATAGCTGCGAACTGAGTCTGGTT